GCATTTGCCTGTAAATGCGAACGGTATGGCCTCGACCCCATCCTCATTAGCACCTTTCATATTGACTGCGAATCCGCCGCTATTTGTATCGGCAGAGAAAATCTCCATCGTTCTTTTAAGCCCGGCGTCATCGGTATGTTCGAATTTAATCTGATAAGGATCAAACTCAACACTTGACGCACCGCAATTGATTGTTTGTGTTGCAATTGGAGTATTGGAACCGTAATCAACAGTTATAGCATAGGTTGTCGGAGAACCAGTAGACATATTTGCTGATATAAATTGGATAGACCATCCAGAATAACTATTGCCATCGGCTACAATAACATAGTCATTGTTTTCAGTCAAAGTTTCAGGTGATCCAGCACCTAAACTAACACTTGTAATAGTAGGTTTAGCGGATACCCTGAGTTTTGTACTATCGGATGAACTGGTATACATAAGTAGTTCATATTTTTTATTATCTGCCCATCCCGCCGCGATAACCTGATTAGGAATTGACGTAGTGGCACTTGCGGCAGTAGTTGTGAGTGTAAACATACCACCGCCGAATCTGTTAATATTTGCAAGATCCCAGTGGATAAGTGAAAAAGAACCTGCGATAGTAAAGTTTTTACCTTTACGGTTCAGCTTGCCCGCGTTACCTGTTTCGACCTGTACTTCATCAAAATTGAGAACGCACTGAGTACCTTGCTCAATTGCCCCTAGATCGGTATAACTCACTTCCCCGTAAGCCTTGATGGAAACTTTAGTACCATCCGGGAAAAAAATATTTTTTAACGTTGTTTGTGTCGGCATCTAATTTACCTCGTAATTATTTTTATTTCAATCGGTGTATTATAAACGTCGGTTGGATCAACCGGCGGTATTGTTCTTAATATTGAACAGACTTTAAAGCCTCCATTCGTATATGCCCTGTTAAGTGCTGTATAAACCGCCAAAGCCATTTCAGTACTTTTTTTAAAAGTCTCTGACCTGCAATTAACAGAATATATATAAGCAGGTATTTCACTCCCGCCGTTAACAGTTCCGGATAAATAAAAGTTAATCGATTCTTTACCTGTAAAAGATTCAGGGATAAGACTATCATTAAACAACGCCTTACCACTTCCCCACGTATCAAGTAAATTTGTAATGGCAGAAACGTTAAGTGCATTATATATTTCAGTTGCCCCGAACATTATAATCCGAATTGCTCCCTATGATTTATATTACCGGGTGTTAATTTTCCTCGAGCTGTTTCATTTATTTTTTTTATCATAACATTTGCACCATTCATGCCTAACGCTTTAATCGCAATGGCAGGTCGTAAATAAGGTTGAGGTCGCATATAACGTGTTCCGAACTCTTGGTAAACAGCATAGTCAAGAGCTGAACCAACATAACCTTCAAGCTCTTTTGGTTCAGGTACTCCCTGAACGTCTCCGCTTCCCTGCTTGCTAGTTTTCCAGACTATAGAGTCACGAAGTCTGCCTTTATCAACCGGAGCCTGACTGGACGCCTCACTCGCAACACTTGCCGCTATAGCTGCAATACCGGCTTCCGTCTGATTTACAATTTCCCGCATAACGTTAGGATTTTTAAACAAATTTATCATGCCCATTCCTTAACGTTTATCTGTAAAACTTTTCCTTGACCTGCGATATCATCAGCATAAACAAGTCTATAATCTCCCTCACCTGAAACAGTTATCTTCATATCAGTAGCAATTTCTGATTCTGAGATATCCGAAGGATTAACAATTATACAGGCTGAAATTTGCTCTTTAAACTTTTCAGAAACATTATTTTTTGATCCTGTGGCCTTCCAATAAAGACCTTTAACAGTTTTATGCAACGTCCATGTTGGATCATTTAATACACCGTTAGTTGATGTTTGAACTAACGTGTAAAAAGAAATATCCTTAGTCTTGTTATTCTTGAGTAATTGTAATATCATATCGCTTAACGTTGTCAACTCTTTTATCTGCTGCCGCTTCTTTCGGGTGAGGCAAAGGAGATGGCAAAGGAGATGGCACAGGATCAATACTCTGTTTCTTTTTTACAGGCTTTGTGAAATTCGCATCTTGAATCAATCCGCACGACTCTACCATGTAACCTGTACTGCCTTTTATACATTGTAGCAATTGCGGAAAAAATAACGCTGAACAAAAACAATTGAACGCGCACAAATAAAATAAAAAGGCTAAAAGTTGATATCTGTTTTTCCATTTCATTTCTTTTTTCCCTTTTTTGTTTTTCCAGCTTGTGCCAGTGCTATCGCTACCACTTGACGTTTCGATTTTCCAGATTTCATTTCTGTTTTAATATTACTTGAGACAACTTTTTCACTTTTTCCTTTTTTGAGTGGTATATTTAACCTACCTTTGCATAGGGTAATCCCAAGTCATCAATCAACACTTGAGGATAATTATATTGTGCATTTATTTCTCGCTGTGAATATGTTACCGATACAGGCCCATAACTTTCAGATTGAACGTCCTTTTTACTTACATCGTCAACCGACATACCTTGTATTCTATACCATATCATTTTAGCAATAGCCGGAAACATAGATATCCTTACAGTCGGATATACAAAAGTCCCGCTTGCGGTCGGTGTATCAGATAACGTGTAATAACCTGTTGTAGGATCATAACTGTAAAGATATGTATCAGCCGGGATTCCTGGAGCATAAACAACCTGACCAAGATCGTATTTTATAGGATACTGATTTTGGAAACTTGGCCATGAAGAATCTCCGAAATAAATTGATCTACTCCCGCTTGTAAATGTAGCGGGGGTATAGGTATGATAAGGCGCGTTTAAAATACGCCTAACGTCTGAACTTACGAAAGGGATCATATTAGTTATATTAGTATCGTATAACGTGTTGCCTGAAGCTATCCCTAAATGTATTTTAACATTAGCTAGTGTAATCAAATTTAACATCATTCTACCTCATACCATGACATGCTTATATTGATAGGGTTGTCATATGTAAGCAGGTTTTGTCATATATTCCGTTTAGTGTATTTTCTTTTTTCTCTTGTTTCTTCTGTTTCTATTTTTTCTGTTTCTTCTGTTTCTGTAAAATCACTTTTTTTTACAGGCAGAAAATATTTGCCCGGATTTGATTCTACCATTTTACGAGCGCCTTCTTCCGTTGTACACCATACGTCTGATTCGATACCATCAACGACTTTTATAATTTTAAACATACCTTCATTAAAATTCATTTTACTGTCTCCATTTATTTTTTATTAAAAGGGGGAAATAATATTCCCCCTTTGTTTTACATCCAATACGGTTTAATCCAACAATCGATAGGAACACCTGAAACAGTCGTTGTCTGCAATGCTATACCAATATATGAACTTGCGTCTGATGCTTCATTGGTAAGACAGTTGACATTAACGGTAGACGCAACCGCTCCAATATAAAATTCAACCACAGTAGCAAAGGGAGTAGACCCTAAGTCGCCTTCAGTAGTCCCGTCCATAGCTGCCGCAACGTATAGAGCGTCACCGTTTAGACCTGTTCCGAGTACACCGATATAAGCAGTAGAGGCGTCCGAACCATCTCTACGGGGTACAAGTCCAAAAGCGTTTGTACTTGTTGCGGTTGCAATACCTGCCGTTAAATTACCGGTTGTTATAGTCGTTATCGCTGCGTTCCCGGACGCCTCCCGGATTGTTATTGTACCGGCACATACCCCGGATAGCCTAACAGCGAGCAGAACTCCCCAGTTGGTATGAGTCGAAACTACCTGAGTCGTCCCGTTAAGTGAAAGCGTTTCTGTAACTATAACTGTAGCCGCTCCATTAAGAGTTCCTATCAGAGTCAAAGTCTGTGTAGTATCACCCGCCGCGTCCGAAATAACTTCGATACCATCATTAGCGGGTTGATTCGCAAAATTACCGCCTGCTGTTGCATCTAATAGAGATACTTGGCCTGCTTGCGCTTTACCCACATAACCACTTGCACGGGGAGCGATACGATCGCCCGCAGCTACAGGACTTCCGGCCATAGCAGGAACGAATCCCCATTCAACGTCACCTTTGGCGGCAGCCCCGATAGCGTTACGCGTAATACCCAACGTTGCTGTATTCTGTTCAGTGCCAAGTTTAATGGTCCCGGACGTGAGTTCGCATATTCTACCGGCTGCGATACCCGCGCCTGAATCCGTGAGTTGCGGAATTGTAACCTGGCCCGCGATATATGTTCGCATGTCCGGGTTTTTTATAGCGATTTTTGGATTTTTAGATTTTACAGCCATTTTAATTCTCCTTAAATTTTATCGTAGTGAAGCGAGAGATTATCCCGCTTCACGTTCGTTCCGATATTATGCAAGACCATATACAGAGCCGTGATACGACTCATGCCCGAAATCTACACCTATAAAACCTTCGATGTATCCGTTAAGTGCCGACCCCCCATCGATATATTCACGCATAAGAACATCCTGGCCAAGATCAGGCATAAGAACCGGCTGAATATATGCGAGGTCTACAATCAATAGAGTATTAGCGGGTGCGGCATTGGTCCAGATCAGAGATACAGGTCCATAGGTTGTAAAAATCTGCCTGAGTTCTATTCCACCGACATTTCGGTCCTGTGGCGCAAATCCGTACAACGTACCCAGAGCGTCAATATATTCGGGAAGTGCTACAATGGCAAGATTTTCAAAAGGTGCGCCGTTACCTGCCATAGTATTAAGCAGATCTGAAATCATCCCCGAATCAAGAGCGGCTGAACTAGCATTTACTTTGTTAGTCTGTATGCCAACTGTTGAATCAGTAAGACCGCCGGCGGCAACGTTGGTTGAAACAGCAGAGCGCGCCACATAAGTTCCCTGCAAACAAATAAACTCCCAGTCAGCATTGAACTGTGCCATAGCGTTAGTTGAAGCCCTGTCAAATTCTGATGTGGTGGGCAGATTATCAGAATAAAAAGTTGTCGATGCAACTTGACGTGATGCCGATTCTCTTAGATTTGAAACTCCAAATTCTTTTTTAAGAACCTGAAGAACATTCGGATATTGAGTTTTTGCGTAAAACTTTTTAGTACCTGCTGACATTGAAGTCTGTTCTGAAATTGCATTTTGAGCAGGGGTGTCAAGAGAATACCCCGCTGACATATCGAACGCCTGGCTATTGATACGCCTTGCACCATTGAGACCACCTATCGCAGCAAGAAACCTACCAGTATTTCTTGCCGCGCCTATCTGCATCACTATACCCGATACGTTTGTATCGTTATACGATTGAGCAGTTGCCGATGTAGAAGCCATTTTTTATACCTCTTATTGTATTAAATTTATCCCGTCCTTTTGAGCTTGACGGACAAGTGCAATCATTTCAGCATGTTTCCTTTCAGCTTTTGCCTTGTTATACTGTTCCTGTATCCCGGTCGGTGCGGTAACCGTTCCACCTATCGGAGCCGCACCGCCTAACTTTTCATTGACCTGTTTTGTTACTCGTTCGACTACCAGTTTATCTATATATTCATTCAGTTTTTTGACATCGGCTTTTATTTCGTCCTCATTATCGCCTTTAATCCTATCCGAAAAATCAGACGGCATTCCGCTATCAAATAACGTTTTATCAACTATTCGTGATCGTGCAAGGTTTTTAATTTCAGAATCAAGCTGTTCTTTTTCCTTGCGCTTAATTTCAAGTTCAGCTTCAGCCCGTTCTTTTTCAGAAAGTTTTTCAAGTTCTTTTGTCTGAATAGTTTTTTCGTATTCCGTATTTTTTCGATTCAGACCTGCAATTTCTTTTTTACTTGTTTCAAGTTCCTGAAGTGCCTTTTCGTGATCGGCCTTCATTTTCAGAAATTGGTCATTGAGTTCTTTTAGCGTTGGTTCAGCTATTGCCGCCCCTTGCTGTTGTTGGCCCGTTACCTGGCTTTCGCCCTGCCCCGGATTTGTGATAGGTTCTGTCATTGTTTTCACCTTTTTTTAATTTTGTCAACTATTTTTTTCAGGAAACAAAAGCTCCCCGTATTTGTTGCGTTTTAATCCCTGTTCCTTGGCCCATTGATTAAAATTTTTATAACTGAAGGTCTCGTTCTTCCCGTAATCCGGATTTTTTTCTCCATTCGGTAATTTTTTTATAGGATTCCGTCCTGTTCTGAGTTCTGGTTCCGCATCCCCGACTAAATCAATGACTCTTTCCCGATCGTTTATCTCGTATGCCGTCTTTTGCTT